ATTCATGTGCAGGGGCTGTATTTTTGCAATCTTAATACTGCCGATCACCGGGAAAACGTGTTGCTCTAAAAGGATTCTGTGAGCTTCCACGGTGGCAGCAGTCAAATGCTGTTCTGCATATTCATTCAGCCATGTGCAGGCAAATGCATAAAAAGTCATTTTTTCCCCATCAAGGTATTTGCCGGACTTCACTTTTTCTTCAAACTCTATAGCGAATTTTTCCAGTGCTTTCTGGTTCTGCCGTTCTGTCCTTGCCGGATCAGGGCGAAAGGTCGCCGTCTCTATGATCTGTTTCCCGTTCCTGTCTCTGCCGTTGCTTACCGCTATACGGTAGTTGTTCCCACGTTTTGTTATACTTGCCATTGTAAAATATCTTCCTTCCTCTTTGCGTGGCGGTGCGTGAGTGAAGTTTAAGACATTTTCCGGTGTTTTTCAACTGCTGCCGGTCCGATCCATAGGGAAAAAGGTTCATACACCAACAATTAGTTGACGTAACTATGGAGCTATAGTAAACTATTCTGGTGATAGTGCATAACCCAAACGATCAAAGAAGCTTCAACCCTATGCCCGAAGGGCTGGGGCTTTTTTGTTGCCTTTTTCAGTTAAGTGTGATACAGTGAAGACGTATTAACCAAGAAACAATCTAAGAAGTCTTGTGGGCATTGGTATCGCTCAACACAAGGCTTCTTTTTCGTTTACGGTTGCAAAAATTACAATAAAAATGGACCTCTACGGTCCTGCTCTGATGATACTTCCTCGATTAATATTCATATGTGCCGTCATCTCCATCTCCATTTGCAATCAGCTGCAATCTGCGTTACGAGTGGCATGGTAGTTTACCGTAGCCCTCTTTAGTTAATTAATTCATATTCAGTGCTTCTCGAATCACTTCCAGATCATCTGTTGTCAATGCTGGATAATCCGCTGCAATGTCCTCGAATACTTCTCCGTTCTTAATTCTGATACGGAATGCTCTTACCATGATTTTTAATTTGATACCACTAATTGTTTTCATCTTATTCGCCTCCTATTATATCTGCTAACATTAACACTATGTCATCTGTTGCACCTTCAAGCGTGTCTGTGCGTTGCTCTACCTTGTCCAGTCGTTCCTCTGCGGTCGGTTGTGGCTCTGGCATTTCTGTTTGTATCTTCTCCATTTCAGCAATTTCTTCTGCTGTCATATCTCGATATACCATTCCCATTACAGGTACCTCACGGATACGAGTTTCTTCATGTTCCTCGGAGATGAGATTGCCCTCTTCATCGTATTCTGGTGGAACGGTTACTGTGTAAGATTCTGTACGGGTTCCTGTTTGTTTGTATTCTGCTACTTTCATCGTTACCTCCTAACAAGCACTAACAATCGAGTTTCTACTGGATATCCACCATTTATATCGACCGAATGAAAGGCAAAACGCTTGCTGTCAATCCTTAATAAGGATGGTTTTCCCGCTCGTTGAACATAATCTGCTGACGATGGGGTTGAATGCGACAAATAGCTATATTCGATTAAGCCGTATTGTGAATTAAGGAACTGTATCTTTTGGCAACCGATAGAAATCGTATTATTAGATAATGATCCGCCAAATGAAGTGAAACTTTCAGCGATACTGCTGCCGTTGTTGCTTGTACGTAAATATACCTGAGCATTCTTAGGTGCTGCTCCGCTTTTAAAATAGCAAATCATTTCTTTTGTATCATCTGGGACTTCAAACGAAACTTCTTGTGTTAGTTCTGCTAAAGTCTCATCCATGATTATTTGCCAGTCTCCCGTCCAAGCCCCCATCCTCTCTCTAGCAGCCGTCTGTTCATCTGCTGTCCATGCTGTACCTTTTCCATCGCACATGGCGGCTTTTACAGCGTAGTCAATAACATTACCACTAACAATTCTTGCATAACGTTTTTTCAGCGAATCATCCGTACATTCAATTATGTTCAAAGTTCCATCCGCGGAAACAGCAAACCCATTTCCCGCATTCACACGTATTAACCCCAAATTATGCGTATTAGTATCTGCTTTCGGAATCTCCGCAACACCATCCTGCACGATACTCTCTCCAGCAATCCGCACATCCAAGTTACTTCCACCACCGTCAGCCCATTCACAAATGAATGTGCCATCTTCGTTGACGGATTTTACCCGAAGAATTTTGCCGACTATTGGCAAATCGGCTGGTTTTTCAATTTTATTTTCCTTTATCGAATCAATTTCTGTTGCATTCTTCTGAATCTGTTCCGCTGATTCCTGGATTTCTTCTTTCGCCGCTTCGGCTTTCTTAGCCGATTTTTCTGCTGACGTCGCACTGATCTGTGCCACCTTGGATGCTGTTTCTGCGGTCTCTCTATCCGCCGCTGTTCCTATCTTGGCTTTCTCAGCCGCTTCTTTTGCCTGGGCTGCATCGTTCTTTGCGGTTTCTGTTTCCCTCTTGGCTGTTTCCGTGGCTGTTTGTGCTTTCTTTGCTTCTGTCTCTGCATTTTCCGCAGCTTTCTGTGCAGCCTCTGCTTTTGCCTGGGCGGCCTCAGCCGCTTCCTTATCTGCATCTGCTGCCGCTTTCGCTGCCTCTGCATCCTGCTTCGCTTTTTCTGCTGCGGCTCTGGACTTTTCTGCTGAATCCTTAGCATCTGTGGATCCCGTTGCTGCCCGGACTGCTTCTGATCTGGCGGTTTCGGCTTCTGTTTTGAATGCTTCTGCAACTTTTGCTGCTGTTTCTGCATTTTCTTTTGATGTTTTTGCTTCATCGGCACTTGCCTCTGCTGATTTCCTGGCACTCTCCGCTCGATCAGCGGATTCAGCAACTGCCACAATTGCCTGCCGGAACAGTTCCCCTTCTTCCGGTGTGGCATGGGCTTCCGGTTTCGGCCTTGCCCGGACTTTCATGCTGACACGATACTCCGTCTTTCCAAAATCGCCGTTTTCGATGTACACGAACGCATAGATTGTATAATCCTGCGTTGTTCCGCCGCCCTCCAGCAGTGTATCTGGGATAGGTACCTCAGTAACTCCCTCTTTCGTCACTCCGATCCTGGTGACTGTTTCGCCAATCCGCTCTGTTGTCGAAAACTGAACCTCGACCGCCGCCGGGATCTTCACGCCCTGGATTCGCAGTGTCTGTCCATAATCCCACTGCCACAGGTCACTGACTGCCTGGCAGTAATGCTGCCCTGCATCTATGACTGCTGTTATCATGTATTTCTCACCTGCTTTCTGTAATTGATTGTTACGAAAATGTCAGTTTCAATGCTGCACGTACACCGCATGGTGCATTATTGACTGCGTTTGTCGTGTTCGGCATGGTGGCAGCAACAGACACCATGTTTCGGTTAATAACGCCCCTGTAAGAGGACGCCGCTACCAGCGTGGATGCATTCCCGCCATAGACATAATTTCCGTTCTGCCGGATCTGCAGTCCAGTTGCTGATTCTATCTTGACAGAACTGCAACCGACAATCGGTGTCGATACCGGGATGCAGAACTGCACTTCCTGTCCCATGGATGTCACATAACCAGCCGTGAAACATTCAACGGTTATGCTGTCGCCCTTGGTCAGGATATTCATATTTCCGACTACAAACCAGTATGATCCGCTGTAAACCAATTCCAGGACTGTGTACTGCTCGATCAGTTCTGCTGGAATGTTGCTGTTTTTGTAATAAATCGGCTTCGCTCCGGTGGCGTTGACATTCAGTGTTGGATTTGTGGCCGTGTTGGCGTAGTTGAAACGTACCGTAACCCGTGCACCTGCTGTTAACTTGAATCCTGTTATTGTCACCGCCTTTGCAGTCGTTGCTCCCGAGGTATTGCACACTGCATAGTGGGATATACTTGATGATCCATCAAAATTCATACCGTCAACAGTTACTGCCGTTTTTAATTTCGTTGCTGTTCCGGCGTTTCCAGATATGTCTGTCTGACCGTTTTCAATCAGATTATCAAACTTGTTGAACATAGCTGGTGTCATTAGACCCGGTGTAGTTGCAGTAACTGTAGGGATAGACACACGACTATATCCATCTCCAACATTCAGATCTAAGAGTTGATTTTTTTCATCATAGCTAAGGGTTAGATCTCTCCATGTTCCATCAGCACACAGAAAACTTCTCCACATACTTTTATCCGGTGCAGGTACCAATCCTGCACCACCATTATTCATAGAATTTGCCCCGGTGAAGTCCTTGATACCAGCCAGTTTATTTTTCTCTTCCGTAGTATAGTCATTCGTAGATAAACCCTTACCTGTTACTTTATCTACTTTTGAACCTAATGCATCCTCTTTTACTTTTTCAATTGATTCTTTAACAACTGTAACTTTAATATCTCCTACCGCTATCTCGATATATTTTTGCAAATCCTCCTGCATCACCATGCGTTTCACGTTTCCAGCATCAAAACATAAATAAACCGCTCTCCCATCCTGTGTATTTGGATCACCTGAAAGAACCACTGCCCACTCTGCTGGAAGTAATTTTTCCGGATCAAATTTCCCATACTCACCTCTACGCATCTGTATAGCCATTATCTCACCCCTGACTTTCTATGATTGTTCTTACACTTTTGATATTGCCATTACAAGAGCTTTCCAAAAGTTGTGCTTTTCCAAAAGAGAAATTCGCATGTGTAACAAAAAAGTAAAACGAATTTTGTCTTCCATCTGTAACAGTTATACAATCTCCTGCAACAATACTTGGATCGCTTGAACATGAAATTGATAACTCCCTTGCAAAATACCCTGTTGAATGATATATACCGCAAAGTTCAGCAAGATCCTTTATCTTATTTGCATATGTTGCATCTACGCTACAATCAATAACAACTCTTATAACACTACTATTTTCGAATACGGTATTACGATCAAACCATAAATTTCTAATCTGCTTTTTGTTATTTGAAGCATACTCTATTTGAAATCCTGTAATCCATATAATGTCAGTACTTATTTTTTTACTCAAAACATTGTATATATGAGCATCTCTTACTCCAGGATGTTGGGCACCGTTTAGAGAAGTACCAGATGAATAATCTTTAAAATCTCCTCCATCTTTATCATCTTCCACTCGATACGCATATGGACTATTCCTGAATTTTCCACCGTTAATAATGTTATTTTCATACGGTAAACTTTCAAAACTATTTATAATGGATTGTAATTTTAACGTTCCATCTTCTGAAATTCTCCAATAAGAAAAAGCTATTTTGGCACAATATCTCAGCATATCTCGAAAAGTCAAATTAACATCTTCCGGCTTTTCTTTGATTCTTACGCTATCCAGTATGTCCCAGTAAACTGATTCTTGGACTGTTTCTACTGGAACACCGCAAATTTTACACGCCTCTTTGACAATATCAGTACAATATGCTGGAAACTCCAACGTGCTTTCGGAATAACTTTTGTCAAATTTTATCATGTCATCGTAAGCTGTAATTTCAACTGTCAACTCCGTAAAATACGCTGTGTCAATCGTATAAGTGCCTTTCGTTATGATTTCCACTGTGCCATCTGGTAATTTAAGCCCTACCCCTGCTTTAATTTTTGCTTCCCTGAAATCCACATCATCAAATTTACCATCTGAATTATCCAGAGTCGCTTTGTACTCCTTGGCAGCAGCAGTTCCAATGGCAATATTATTACTATCATCTGTCACAAGATCATCAATGCTATACGCCAAAAAATCTCCCGTTTCCATTTCAATCTTGACAGAACTTTTACTCAATGTGTAAGCATCATGTATTGAAAATTCTCGATTTTTCTTGATTGCTTCCTTATATGCATTGCTCGTGCTTATCATCAATAATCACCTCTGTATAATATCCACAGAAACTTCTTTGTAGTAAAAAATACCACCGATATCACCGCCAACTTCTTTTGCTATTGTCCCTCTGTATGACTCGATTGTTACATTTGTTCCGTAATCACGGAACGTAATAGGGAAAAATCCTGTTGCTAAATTCTTTTTGATAAGAGCTGCCTGCTGTTCTGTAAGCCAATTCCATTTGATAGACAGATTTTTCTTTTCTGCTACAACATCACCGACCATAGTACCTGTAAGAGTACGTCCCGTGTCACTGCTCCATATGATTTCATCTGCCACACTCATCGAAACTGGTGCAGGCAGTTCTACGTTTCCACATTTCAATACAAACATCAGTTGCTCCTATCTAACATCTACCGTGTTAAAACGTTTATTAATTCCGATCTGTGCTCTTGTTGACGCTCGTGCAATGTCTACGCCATCTAAATTAAAACTTACATTTGCAAGTGCCGCTACAATACGCATAGTTGCATTATTGGCAATAGATTCCATCTCTTCTTTCGTCGCACCTCTCCCGCCTACTGCCGATACCGCTGCGTTTACCATTGCCTGTAATTTGCTTTCTGGTGCCACAATCTCGCCTTCGTGCCGGTTATCACCAATTACTGCTAACCTTGGTGTATTGGCTCTCACAAATCCGCCTTGTGCAAGCAGCGGTATTCTTGGTGCATCCCAGATAGGCAGATCAAATCCAAGCGTATGTCCACCAATTCCAGGCACCCAGTCAGGCACATCGATCTGCAAATTATTGAACATATTGGCAACTGAATTAACCGCACTTTCAATACCTGCTATCAGTCCATTGGCAAAACCTATCACAATATTGATTGGTGACTTAAACAGATCTGTCATTCCATTCCATATTTCCAGAACACCTTTCCATGCTTTTTCCCAATCACCAGAAAATGCACCTGTTATAAATTGAATGATTCCTCTTAAAATACGTATGACATTGTTGATATTTTTTGAAACATCCCCGACAAAATTCAAAAATATCGTACCGATTGCTTCGATAATTGGCGATATCACCGGGAAAATTGTAGATGCTATCCAATTAATAAAAGGCTTGAACACATTACGCCACAGAACATTTATAAGATCAGCAACATCCCTCACCAGTCCAATAATATTATTGATTGTCGGCTGTATGCTGCTCGTCCATACATTCTGAAATAAGGTTGATAACTTTGATAATACCGGTGCAAAATATTTATTATATCCGTCCAGCAGGGTGGATAATATTTCACCGAATCCTTCTTTAAATCCATCAAACATCGGACTGATATGTTCATCATACACAGTCAAGAAGGTCTCTTTTACAGATGTATGCAGTGTTTCGAGAACCGTACTTATTGGTTCTAATGTATTATCAATAGCATCTTTTATTTTATCTTTATTATCTATAAAAGGTTGAAGAATACATGAAAGTATGTCATTTGTCAGTTTCAATGCAAGATCTTTAGAACCCAGAAATGCATCAGAAATCATGCCAAGCAGTTCTGCCGAACATACTTCGCCATTTTCATCTGCAAACACCGAAAATACGTCTGCAAAAGATGTAAAAAAATCTCCGACCAGATTTACCGCATCTGTTGAAGTATCCAGCATACTGACTAATCTGTCATGTATATAACCTTCACTGCCCTGTAAATATCGATCTATTGCACCTACCAGATTGGAGGCAATCGTTGTTCCGATGCTTACAAAAGATCCTGCTATTTTCCCGGCGTTTAAAGCAATCGCATCAAACAATCCCGAAGCGGATGTCTGTATTTGCGGATCTGTAAATATGCTTTTTAATGTTTCACCAATACTTTCGCATTTCTTACGGATTCCATCAATTCTTTTCCCACTGTCTCCGAATCCTATCAAGAATCCTTTCTTAAATAGGCCTGCAAGTTCTTTACCTCTTTCCAGTAAATCCTGCATCTTACGATTCAAGCCATCTACAACAGTATCTCCTTCGGCAAGCTTGCCAAAATCAACACTACCAGCCACATCCGGTACGGCACTTCCTGTAGTACTACTACTGTCGTCTTTCTTGTCCAGGCGATTGATCTTATCAAAACCCATAAGGCTTTTCAGCTTTTTGGATGCTTTTTCGGCCGCATTTCCCGCTGCCGTTGTATTGTCTTTCAGATTCTCTGCCGATTCTGCTGCATCATCCATTCCTGCTGCTGTCTGCTGCATATTATCTGTTGTGCCGGACGACTTCTGCCCGGTGATTAGCTCTGTTAACGACTTAAACGCACTTGCCAGCACGCTCAGGCGACCTACTACTGCATTGATCACTCTCAGAACCGGTGTAAACAGATTGATTAGACCTTGTCCAACCGTTGCCATAAGAGACTGCATCTGCAAAGATAACACTTTGCACTGGTTTGCCCAGGAGTCGGACGTTCGTGCGAAATCGCCCTGTGCCGCTGACAGCTGATCCTGTACGAATGAATAACGCAATGCTACCTTTTCAGCTTCCGACATTTTGTCGGTTGTCTTTCCAAATCCATTCGCCAGTGCGTACGCATCCAGTGATGTCTGCGACATAACAACACCAAGGTCTTTCAGTGATTCCGTTTCACCGGTAAATACCGATTTCAGCTTTGCGTATGCTTCGTCCTGGCTCAGATTGTAAAAAGATGCCACATCACCGGCCAATCCGGTCAGGGTTGTCCCCATATCAAGAGCCTGTTTCTCCGTAAATCCAAACGCTTTCGCCATGGCACCAAATGTACCGGTGTACTGTTTTGCCATGGTTTCTGACAGTCCGAAGCTTGCCGCTGCACTCTTTGCAAACTGGTCTACCTGTGCGGATAATGTTGGGAATGTAACATCAACAACGTTCTGAACCTCTGCAAGGTCCGAACCTAATTCCAGGCATTTCTTTCCAAACTCAACCAGTTTTCCGACAGCAAAGGCAGATGCCAATGCCACACCTGCCTTTTTCGCCAAGCCCATCATGCTGTTCATCTGACGTTTAAACTGATTCTGGTTTACGACCAGATCAAGACCGATCTCGCCTATACTGTCTCTGTCTGCCATTTGTGCCACCTCCATTTTTAGGAGAACATCGGCACAATGGCACTACTTGTCCTGATTTATTTTAATTTCAAATTCTTTTCTACAGTGCCGTGCCTGGCATTTAATGAAAATGCCACAGCAAGAAGCATCCTGAACATACTGAACTTTTTGTCCATGTCCGCAAAATGGACACTTTATTTTTCTTTTTTCAATTTTGATCTACCTCCTGCCATTGTAATAAATGCCTGCTTCATCTGCTCCAGGAATACATCCCTGTCTTTTATGCTTACTTTTGCGGCTGTTCTGTTCCGCCATTCACACCGGATCCTTCTCTGCTCCGGCGTGAAATGTTTCAGCATCTCTTCATCTTCTTCTGTCCGTATCGATACCATACGGGCAAGGACCGTGTTCGGTCCAAGCCCGGCAAGCATCTGTCTGAATTCCTCCCAGGGCATTGTATTGACTTCCCTTGAAAGCCGGATCCCGTATTCCGACTGGAAGGATGCTACGATCAGGTCATAATCTTCGATCAGGTCGTAGCCGGGATCTGGGATTCCCCCGCTTCTTCTTCCTTTCCGGTAATCAGTGTGATCGCAGTCTGGACCACGATTTTTAGATCATCAAATGAAAGTTTCAGTTCTTCGATTGTTTTGCGTGCTTTCTCACTGAACAGCAGATCGTACATATTTGACACCTGTTTTGGTGTTCCTGCACCATCCCCAATGACATCCATAAGTTTCAGCACAGTTGCCGCATCTGCATTGACTTCCAGTTTTTTGTTCTTGATCACAATCACCGGATTTCCATCCATGTTCAGTTTTTCTGTAATGTCTACTGTTTTTGCCATGTTCTTATACCCCCTATTCCGATGCCGGGATAACTTCCGGTTTTCCATTGCTCTGGATCTCGAATTCCAGCGGTGCCACTGCCGTTGAATCACCAGCACCAACATTTGTCACATTGATGACTGCACCAAGGAAATTAACCTCTGTGCCATCCGGGAATGTCCAGGCAATGTCTTTTTCTGCGTCACGTCCATTTACCCATGCCAGAGATGCGACCAGGTCGTTTCCCGGATCTCCTACGTTTCGCTTCGCAGATACCGTGATCTTAACACTCTTAGCTGTCAGCAGTCGTCTTACCCAGCCTTCTGTATCAAATGGAGTCCATTCTTCCACGCCATTGTCGAATGATACGGAGAAAGATACACAGTCTTTGATCTCTTTCATGTCCTCTTTTTCCGTTGTTCCTTTGTTGATACGAAACTGGTTTTCGTAACATGGATATACTCCTGTTTTCATCTTCGTCACTCCTTTTTTTCAAAAATAACAGCCACTTCTATGACCATTTCATAGATGCCGGCATCATCTGTGCCAACGTCCTGAATCTCATAAAGTGGCTGTATAAATTTTATTGTTTCATTGTTTATTTCTGTATTTCTCGCCGCCCTCAGCTTCTCAAACAACTCTGTAGCAGCTTTTTCGGTGTCCCTTGGTGAACGGTTCCAGTGGACCAGGATCGTTACCGGCTTTTCACCGTACCCTTCCAGATGTGGACCACCGATAGCCGTGTGGTATGCTCTCTGGTGCTTGCTGTTGTACACACCAATGGATTTTTCCGGTTTATCCGGAAGTTTACCCATATACACGTTCTCAGAAATACCGAGGGATTCTACATAATCTCGCACATCTGACAGCATCATAATCCCACAATCCTCCTGTAGATCTCTTTGTACGCTTTCTGACAGAACTGGTCTTTGCTCCCGCCCGGCAGCCAGTCCTCGTACCATAATCCTCTTGCGTTTGGGTTTTCCTTGGTCTGAAAATGATATTCAGGATGAAAGTAAACTCTTCGTGCATACGGTGCTGTAGAAGCAAGCGTAACCTGTCCGCGGCTGCTTTCTGAACAATCCACGAAAGTGCTCTCATTCTGTAAATTTCCGGTATCAAACGGAAACACCTGTGCCTGCACGACTTCTGTGTGCAATGCTTCTGCAGTCTGTTCCAGTGCCTGAGACTGTGCCTGTGTGAGCTGCTTTATCCTTGGAAAGTTCAGGTTAATAATCGAATTTACATTGATCATACCAGTAACACCTCCGTATAATTTACGCTTCCGTCCGGATTTCTGGCTTTTGTCCCCTGTTCGATTCTTCGCTTCACTCCAAACAGTTCCACTGAACCGCCAGTCCCGGACAGATATCGCCCGGAAACAATGCTGTCCCGGTAATCTGTACCATCTTCTTCTCTGCTGTCAGCACTGTTTTGGCTTTATCCTGATAATTGCATTTACCGTAATACGTTATTGTCTCTAATGGCTCTCCATATTTGTTCAACCCTTCCTGATCAAACTTGCAGACGATATCTGTCCGACAGAGCCGTTTTGGTATCAAACATGGATATTTCATACCTCACCTCGCTAACTGGCAACACAGCCCCGTCTGGCAAAGCAGAGCATATATATCACGCTTCATGGCAACTCCTTTATCCATGAACACATTCCAACTGCTGCCAAACGAAGCTGATACACCATTGATACTGTAACTGGATAAAACTGTATTGATCTCATCTGCATTTTCACATTCAAAATCTGCCTGCAAACATATGACTTCCCGAATGACCTCTTTCTGGAAATCTGTTAAATTGTCAAATCCCCTGCCTACAATCCGATTGTAGGTCAGGGAATCAATGTGTCTGGATGCCTGATGCAGGGCAGATTTCAGATTTTCTTCCGGTACGGTCCTGCCGCCATAAGTGTTGATATAGTAGCTCTCTGTCACATAAGCAGCCATATTACGCTCCTGTGTATTCGGTGGTGTCAGTATCTACATACACGCTGTCGATATTGCCGTCTTTTCCGTTCGGGAATACAAAAACATCTGACAGGGAACGGTTCTGGTACAGGTAGCCATCGCCTTCGGTATGTGCTCCCGGATCAAAGTAATAGATACTTGCGATCTTCGGCACCGTTTTACAGGTCTGACCGCATGCAACCAGGACATTGATCTTTTTCGATCCTGTTGTTCCAGAAGCTTTTTTGACCGGTTCGAATCCGCCGTTTTCCGGTTCCCAGTTAAAGGAATCATAGAATCGTTCATCATCGATGACTTCCATCACAGGCACACCATCGATGTCTGTTACTCTGGTTTCAATACCGATACCTCCCTCTGCAATCTGGGTGATCTCGATCTTACGGGTGAATTCCGTAGACTGCTCCAGGGCATCCATGATTGCAGAAGTGACATACATCACCAGCGTTCCATTGGCTTTGTATCGTCTGAGTTTTCCTTTTGCCAGGATATCTTTCAACATTCCGAACACTTTTGCCTTCGTGTATGCGGATGCCGCAGTTTCCGAATGGTATCCTTCCGTTTTCTTTGCCGCCTGTGCAACCTTGGAAAAGAACAGTGCATCTGTCTCCGGTGCAACCTGTGTCTGCTCAAACACACGGGAAATGTTCTGGATAGATGCCGTTGCATTTGTTTCGTCTACATCGGCCTTGTCAACCAGGAATGAAATATCTCTGTCATGTTCTACCGTGTAAGGAACATCTTTCTGTGCAAAAGATCCTTTGTTCCAGCCTCCGTTGCGGTTGTGGTTCTTAAAACCGGATGTAGATGTCTGTGTAAAGTGAAATGTTCTTGCCCCCACCCATTTCACGTTGCTTGTGATAAATGGTGATGTGATCGTCCCCTGGATCAGGATCTCCAGAAGCTCCGGGCTCCACTGCTGTGCGTAATTTAATGCCATAATCTATACCTTCTTTCTTTTAGTTGAATCGGTTCCAGCGTTTTGTTGGAACTGCTGCCTGGTTTGCTGTTGTCTGCTGTGGTTGCTGCTGAGGATTGCCGCCGGTACCGATCTGCATGAAACCGGACTTTGCATCTGCCTGCGGTTTTAATGCCGGGATATCCTCCAGCACCTTGTTGATTGCTGCAGTCAGTGCTTCTTCACTGACTTTCCCATCCTGCCCGATCACCTGGCTGAAATCTGCCATTTTCAAAACATATGGGATCGTCTTTGCCTGGATGCCAAGCGATACCGCCGTCATGGTGGCTACACTCTCAATCTGTGCTTTCTGCACTGCCGCCTGTGCCTGGGTAAGCTGCTTCTGCGTCTCAGTGATCTGATTCTGCATGCCTGCTACATCTGGCTGTTTGTCCGCCTGTTGCTGTTTAAATGCTGTAATTGCCTGTTCCATCTGCTCTTTTGACAGTCCCTGCTGTTTGAAATACCCTTTCAGGACGGATTCCTCCGTCACACTCTGTTTTCCGGCAATCAGATTCGCCAGTTTGTCATAATCAAAAGCCGGGACTGACTGCCCTTCTGGTGCCTGTGGTGGATTTGCAGGGTTCTGTTCCGGCGGCTGTGGCGGCTCGGCAAAAATTTGAAGTTTCATAGAAATTTTTTTGCTCATCTTTCTTCGCTCCTTTACAGTTTTTTACTGTGCTGTCTGCACAAATCTGACAGTTTTACGTGTGTCTCACAAAACAGTTGATAACCCGGTGTCTCCGTGTAGTTTTCTGCCTTCGGGCATAAAAATAAGACACGTAACCCCGTGCCTTAAAGGGAGATATCTGGATCACCGCCTTTCTACGGATAACCGTCTGCCGTTGAACTGTACCGTGTCGCCAATCTGTGCCACTTCATCGCCAATCTTCACCCCTTTCAGTTCTGCGTGTCCGTCTTTGTCCCGGTATAATAATTTGATTGTCTTGTAATTGATCCGGCTCGCCAGCCAGTTCGGTGCAAGCCTGTCTGCGTCTTTTGTGACTGTGTAGTGTTCTATCATTCCACAAACATCCAGTCATCTGCCAGCATATCAGCCTGAGAAGCGAGCCAGCCCATCTGTACACCGGAAGTCCCAACGAACGCCACCGCCATGTTGCCAATTGCATCATGCTCGCAGTTCACAATTTCTCCGTTTTGTGTTTTGTAAGAAATACCTGTTGCAAGCTGAATATACTGATTCTTACCATTCCATCCTTCACGCTTTACTTTCTTACCTCTTTTCAGATATTTAATGGCTTCGCCAAAAGAAAACGTTGCTTTGCCGCCAAGTTCAGGGCAATTTGTTTCATCTGCAATAATCCATTCTTCTGAAACAATATTACTAAGCGTATATTCAACTCTCGCTGTTTTTCTGATATCCATCTCAATGCCATCTTTTGTATGTATGATGATTGTTTTTCTGCTACCATCCCAGTACCAGTAACCGCCCCAGGATGGAAGTTTCACTTTTTCTCCATGTTTCATCAACTCAAATGCTTTCGAAAATTTCATGTTCTTATCCTCGCTTTCTTAATACAGTGTTGATTTATTTAATTCTTCCACCAGTTCCCTCTCACGTTCTGAAAGTTCATAACAGATGGCATCCTCTGCCTGCTTTTCTGCATTCTGCTTTCTGGCTGCCGCCTGATCTGACAGCAGAAGCCCTGCCCCGTAAATCTCTTTTTTCATGGCTCTCTGGGCGTCCAGGCTTCGCACAAGCTGGCATTCTTCACGCCTTACCCTGAAATGTACGCCGTAGCGTGCCATTTTCTGCATCATGGCAGCGGTGACGATATGATCCGGATAATCATACTTTGACAATTTCCGTGTCTTTTCCTGCTTCAGCTTTTCCACTGTATCATTCACCAGCTTTGTCAGCTCCGGTGATGTCTCCGCTACCGTTTCCGGTTCGAAGCTGGTAATAAACGATGTCTTCACAGTTGCCCCGTTTTCGTACACGATCGTGCAGTCGCATATAATATGGTTCATTCTGTCCCAGGTAGTCTTGCCGGATAATGCCGTGAGTGACGGGGCAAACAAAAAGAACGGGATGCCCCGTTCCAGATAAAATTCACATATATTTTTCAGGATGGAAAAAGGCGGGTTGTCCACCACCACACATCCCGGCGGATATTCGTCTTTTTCGTAATCGCCGCCCGGCCAGAATGGGCGAATCACGTTCTCAGGATCAATATTGTAACATTTGCACACCCAGTCCTTTATGACTTCGTATATCTCCGGCGGCGTATAGCAGTCGTCTGTCGTTTTCTTCGCTTTGAATTTTTCGACAAATTCTTCGTAAGTTTTGCTTTTTATGTTTCTCACCTCCTTAAAAATGGGTACAAAAATACCACCAGTCGAAAGACCAGTGGTAAATACTTATTTTTCTTAGTTGTCAATAACTTTCACTATATCATCAATAGTTGCATCAATAGTATCCCAATCTGTAGGCGAATCACCCACATCTACCAGAAAATGCGTATCGTCTAATATCTCCACAACTGCTGCTTTTCGTCCATCTTTTAGAAGAATTGTGTCATATTCCTTTATGAGCATTTACTTCGCCTCCTTAATGTACGCACTAGTCAACTTTGTTGTGCCATCTTCCGTCCTGAGCCATGCTACAACTACATTTGCTGGTGTTTCTTTTTTACCATAAAGAATCATCTTCTGGACATATCTGTCGCCGTATCCATTATTATCAACATACTGAGCCGGATATTTCACAGCTCCCTGTTTTAACGCTTTTTGAAGTTCCTGCCAATTTCCCATTTCATAGCCCAAGCGATCTGTAAAGGCTCTTCCCTTTGGATACCCTTTTTGACTGTTTTCATCAAAAAGATATTTCGTAAACTTAGGCTCTGGTAAAATAGCCGTTTCTGCATTCGGTAGTTTAAGCTCTGGATGTTCCAGAAGCTCCTTTTGTCTTTGATAATCCATTTCGACGAACTTCCATTTTTCAGGGTCATTATACTTCATCTGCCTGAAATCCGCAAGACTTCCAGCATCTTCTTTCAGCACTTCCTTGTACCGTTCGTACTGGTTCGAATCAATCTTAGCATTCCGCATCATCTCCGGTGTATAGCGTGCGTTCTGCTGTTTCGTGTTGGTCGCTACCTTGCCCAGTCCATCCTGATAGATTCTCTCACGCTGTTCCGGAAGTCCCATCTTCTTGCTGAACTGCTTATACTCGTTCAGCTGTCCCTGGTACTTTGCTTTTTCCAGCATGATGTCGTCCTTGTCGGCTCCTGCTTCCTGCAACAGCCGTATCTTCTGACGCTGGGCACGCATGGCGGTCTCCATCTTCCTCTGCTGCTGGGTCTGTTCGTAGGCATTGAGCTGCCTGCCGTTCCATTCTTTTGTCTGGGCTTCCCTTTTGTTCTGCTCTTCCAGCCAGTCATCCGGATAGAGACGTTCGGAAATGCCAGGGATAAATGGGTCAAAGGAATGTCTACAGTTGGCACCGCACAACCCTGTGACGCTTCCATATCCGCAGACCGTCCGCAGTTCTTCCTTGCTGAACACCTTGCCCTGCCATGTCTGGTGATCCGGCCTCGCACATGGGTGCCAGGACACTTCAAACTGGTCTGTGCCGAGTTTTTCTGCGTTGTGCTCACTGATCTGTGCCGTGATCTGGTTCACGCCTGTAAGTACGTCTGCCCGGTTAGTGTGACCGGAAGCGTAATCCACCACCCGAAGCCCGCTGTTCGTCATCTGGGTGACGACTTTGCGGACGGCAGAGTTGTAATCCGTGGCACCTGTCACAACGTCCTGTATGGCCGTATCCACGTATTTCTGGTAGTACTCGGCAAATGGTGTGAATACACGCCTGCCGCCCATCATGACCGAAAATCCGCAGCTCTGGGACAAGTTCACCATGGTGTTCTGTGTCTGTTTCCTTATGGCTTCTGTCAGCTGTATGAGCCACTCATTATCTTCAGGTGCGATAAACTCGTCCGTGATCTGCTCATAGACTTCCTGATTGCGGACGTATTCCCATTCCGCCACCTTGTCATACATTTCAAACATTTCCGACCAGGTCGCATCCAATGATTCTTTGATGATCCGCTCGACTTCCTCCCGGGATCTGCCCATCTCGATCAGGCGGTTGATCTGGTAGTCTGCCGTTGATGTGATCTCGCCGGCTTTTTTTATCCTGCGGACAACATCCTCCATGATACGCAGCTCTGCACCCCGCCAGATCCTCTCCGCAATCAGCCCCATCCGTTCTTTATCCGGTTTCTCCTTTTTGCTCGCCATGGCATCACTCCATCACGTTGTTCTGGATTGGCAGGTTCTTCCTGGCTGTCGCCTCATCCTCGTTGTACCACTTCATACGGTATTCAACTGCAGACATCACACCCATAGAAACGTCCTGGCGGTCCTGCTGCCGTTCGGAGTCTTCGTCCGTCAGGATGGAATCGTTGAACTTGCAGGCAAATTCATAACCGGAATGGTACATGCTGTTATAGAACGCCAGGGCAGCGGCATAATCCTCCAGGCATTCTTTCAGGTTCTCCTGGATCGCTGTCACACGGTTGTATTTCCGTGTTTTCGAGACACGTACCTCAGTCGCTGTCTTGGATACCTCCTGAACGTCTGACAGGTCACCGTAGGCAAGCCCGACTGTGAACTCAATGTTCCGGTAATACTTCTCAAGGCCGGCAATATAGGAAGCGTCCCGCATCGCCGGGGAATATTCCCGCAGCAGTTCCTTATCCTTGCCGTCCTCGATGTTCAGGCCGCGGTACAGGCGTTTGTTCAGCTGTGCCATCCGTGTGCCCCTGCTTCCGCGTTTCAGTGCACGTTCATCCACATGCACGGCACGCTCGCCGGATTCATACTCCCAGTCGAGCCTTGCCGCCTGGATGTCTGCCTTGCGGATCAGGTCGGCAGCAGCGTCAAAGATTGACACCCCACAGAATGAACCGTCAATCCGGTTTTTGAGTGGGTTGCGGTAGTACCCGAAGTCCATGCGGTCCATTCCTGGATAGGTCACCGGACCCTGGTTGATGTCTGCCCATTCGTCCACCGCATCCAGGCTGCATGGTGTACCAAGGTGATTCCGGTCAAGGGAATGGTAGCACTTGTTTTCGATCGTCAGGTTTCCGTTCGTGAAGTAATGACGCTCCATTTTCGTGTAATAGTCATATTCCCCCACCCGCTTAACGGTCAGAAAAGCAACATCGACCGGTTTCCCGGAATCATCGAAGCGGACCGGCACGAACTTATCAGCTGTGACGAACTCTGTCCTGTCTGCCCCCAGCGGCCGCAGGATAAAAGAGCCGAAACCAAGACCGTCCTGCAGGTTCTCATTCAGGTCTAACAGCCCCTTCTGGTAAGCCGCATCCAGCCGGTCATTGTTCAGGATGGAGCTTTCCATCTCAACCAGCACCGCATCCGCAAATTCGCGGCAGATACCGGACTCAATCCGAAGCGACACCACCGGGTCCACGCACCACGGTGCCTTCCCGTCCATCATGCCGCCCCAGCTTTCCAGGGCTTCGACCATGGACTGTGACAGCGTCAGTTCACGCCCCAGGGCTGTTTTCAGTGTCGTATAATCAAACAATCTCCTCACCTCTCTCCATATCCGTTTTGCAAAATCAAACATCCTCCACCTCCTGGATGAGTTCCTTCAGGTCGCGTTCTATGGTGTACTCGAACGCATCCAGGCTGTCTATGTCCGTGCTGCCATCGTCCAGCCGCTCATCATCCTGTTCCTCCCTGTTCCAGACCGCATCCGAAAATGCTGTTTCCAGGCTCTCGCAGTCGTCTGTAAGAAAAAACCGCCCGGCTCCCATAAGCCTGACGGTCGCATTGATACGGTCATTTACACGTTTCTTCTTTGCCGGTTTCACGCTGATCCACGGGAAACGCTTCTCTACCGCGTTCCGGATGGAATTACCCAGCACGGTTTCTGCATTGTCCCAGAAGACCGTTTCTACGTTGCAGTATTCGATGGTATCCCAGTGTCTTACAACATCCGCATACTGGTCAATCACATCCTGCACGAAATCACAGAACAGTTGATCCAGGCGGTTGCTGTCGATCGGGTCGTCTTTCTCTTTTGCCATGACCCGGCGGGATTTCAGGGCGATCACATCCCGGTAATTGTCCGTGTACCCTCTTGCCACGAACGCATGGCCGGACTTGTTGCCGCCGAAGTCCAGACCGATCTCGATGGATACAAGGTCCTGCTTCCGAAACTCCTTGCAGTCCGGGCTGCTTCCGGGATGTTCTACGATCCTGCACCGGAACGCTTCCGGGTGGTCTGCAAACTTCTTGTAGATCGAACCGTCCGCACGCTTCCAGAGTCCTAAGATCAGGCGGTCGTAGTAGATCGTGCCATCGTATTCCCTGCAGAGCTGTTCCACAAAAGCCGGATCCAGGTACGGGTTGTCAAAGATCGTGTACTTTTGCAGGTAGATATCAAGCTCCGGCGTGTCCAGGAACTCTTTCAGCCAGTGAGTAGGATGCTCCGGGTTGCATGACCCGTCAAAGCAGCTGTAAGGCTTATCGAGTCGTGATTTGAGCATCTGGAACACTTCTTTGTTCCACTTGGCGATCTCATCCCCGTAGCAGTATTTGATGCTCGCACCCTGGATCTTGGCAACCTGGCTGACCTTCTCCGCCCCCAGGCAGTAGACATCCTCACCGCATACCCTTGCAATGTTGCGGTTGTTGATGTTGCCGACCAGCTTATCGGTATAGATCTCACGCATCGGCTGGAGCACGTTTCGCTCGATGGATTCCTTCGACACGCCAAGGATCACATTCAGCCCCGGTTTTCCCGCCCTCTCACGGATCCGGAAGGGAATGACGAAAGCCGTATCTACAAAAGACTTCCCGGAACGTACTGCCCCGGATTTAATGTTCCAGCGGTGCGTTGCGTTCACGATGTATTCATTCTGCATTTTGCTCAACTGCATTGTCACGCACCTCCTTCAGTATCGCATCCAGCTTCTCAAGTGCCTCGTCCGTCTCATTCTCACCTGTGACTGCCTGTTTTCTCGCTTTCTTAAGCTCTGTATCTGCTTCCTTGTTGCGGATGTCCTCCTCTGCCGCCCCGTTCTGCCCTGCATACTGAGCCACGAAGTAAGCGGCTTTGGTGTTTCCCTGCATCGCTTCCCGGATCTGAGCCGCCAGCATCGCAGATTCAAGTGTACAGTCCAGGCCGATCGACTCCAGGAACGGTTTCCACTCCGGGTTGTCAATTTCCGCTGTCAGCAGGGCGTTCAACGTCTTCCGGAACTCTGCTTTTCGCCGCCTTGCCTTCCCGGATGCCTGGCCGCCTTTTCTGGCGTATTCTCTCACTTCGCTCTCGCTTCGTTTGTCAAACGGCACTAAGTTTTCATTGTTTGCCAATCACCTCACCTTCCTTTGTTCTGTTGTTATTTTTGAGTACACAAAAAGACACCCAGCACTGCCAGATGTCTTCTTGCGGAAAATGTAGTATTCTTTTTTAGAAAGGATTCTTATATGCCCCCATCAGGGAAATCGGAACAGAAGGACTCGAACCTTCGACAAACACTGGTTATGAACCAGCTGCTCTCACCGACTGAGCTATGTTCCAATGCTGCCGGGCTGTTGAGACCCGGCAGATATACAATATACGGAGGTAAATGAAAAGAACCAATCATGTCAGCATCATTCCCAAACTGAACTGATTACACTATATCACATGGCAAGGCGGACATTCTAGGACATCTTGAAATTTTTTAATGCCCATCCGTGAATTCTTCTTGCATGTCTTGGATCACACCCCATCTTTCTTCCGATGTCGTCCCAATTCAGCCCCCACAGATACCGCAGTCGCAGCACCCTCTGTTCATCCGGGTTTTCCATCCGTCTGATTGCCAGGTCAATCTGTTCACGTGTCCTTGCTTTTTTCAGCCGTTCCCGTTTCAGCCGGCCGATCTGTCTTTCCATAGCTACCACATAATCCGACAGATCAGACTGCTGGCTGCCTTTCGGCATCCCATCATTTACACTGGATGGGAACATCTTGTCCGCCCGGAGCCTCTGGATCTCTTCCAGGATCTCCTGCTCCCTCCGTTCACATTCCCGGTATCTTCGCAGGAACTCCTTTTTCTTGTCGTTTTCCGTCATCTCCACCGGCATCGCCTCCCCTCATGCATTTCCTTGCTATTATTTCCAGGATTTCACCGTCTTCATCATCGGTGTGTTCTATGTAATGTTCTATAATTTTGACTGATGCCAGTTTTGTCATCTTGCTCTTTACTGCGGCTGGTTCATGGAATCTTCTGGCTGCATCAGCATCAACACTCTGCTCCAGATGATCATAATGTGCTTTACGTTTTACATTTTTTTCTGCTGCTTTCATCGCTCATCTTCCCGCCCCTTTCGATCTCCTGTGCCCTGCGTGGCGGGCACTGATTATTTGATTGCTTTCGCTCCGATGACGCAAGCCGGGGCGAAGCGACCGCTGCTCACTGCGTTGATGTAGTAGACGTATCCGGACGCGTTCACAAACCACGTATTGTACGCGTAGCCTCTGTACGCAGTTCTTGTCCAGTGCCACTCTGTCTCCTGCTTCGGATTGACTTTCACGCAGTCGCGTTCTGATCTGAACCGCTGATACTTCTTTTCTTTGTCCTTCATTTCTTCCACGGACAGAAGGAAGAATGTGTCCAGTGTTGCCTCTCTGTCTCCGTTCTCCTTCAGCACAGGAATCAGGAGTCTTCTGAACCCTTCCTCGAATCTCTCCTTGAAGGCGATGCTGTTCATGTTTCTGCGAATGCTGGACTTCTCCCATTTGTTGCAGCCGTTTTCATCGAACGGCATTTCATCGAACGGAATACATGCGAACTGTAATGTCATCGTTCGCATGTCTGGATCCGCAGCCTTGTCTTTGTCGTAGTCCAGGATATTCAACAGGGCCGTTCCAATTCCTTCGACCTGGACTGTGATCTGTCCATCTTCTCCGAATGTTTCTCTTGCCTTACCTGCTGCCAGGATCTCCTCGATCTGCTCCCATGTGTACTCTGTTTCTCTGATTGTTCTTGCTTTCATTGTCTGTTCTCCTTTTCTGGTCAATACTCTTTCTTCGCATACCGGACACACCATTCTTCCCTCCGGTATGATTTCGCCACACATCACGCATCTGTCTTCCATCGTTGTCTCCTAATCGAACGGCAGCTCTTCGTCAAAATCTTCCGGAAGTGTCATAAACCCGTTCTCATCTACCGGCATCGGCTCCGGTCGTTCCTGGCTGCTCTCTTCCCGGTTTCTCTGTGCCGCCGCTTTGCTTTCTGCGAACTCCTGGTCTTCTACCACCACGTCTGTTGTATAGACCTTGTTGCCATCTCTATTGGTATAGCTCCCGGTCTGGATGCGGCCGGTTATCACTACCTTCAAGCCCTGGCGGAAATACTTTTCTGCAAACTCTGCACTGCGGCCAAACGCCACACAGCTGATAAAGTCAGCACCTGCATCGCCTTCACGCTTGTAGCGTCTGTCAACTGCCAGCGTATAGCGTGCAATTGCCGTGTTGCTCTCTCCGTTAGAATTACGCATCTCCGGGTCTCTGGTCAATCGTCCCATTAAAATTACTTTATTCATTCTTCATCCTCCAGATAATCAAATATCGTCCGCTGTCCCGGTATCGGTTTCTGTGCTTCTTCTTCTTTTTTCGCTTTCATGGCACACTGGCAGCCGTAGCCTCTTTCTACTGCCTCCTGACTTGTCAGAAGCCTTCCACACCGTTTACAGCGTCTTGCCTGTATTGTGAAGATCTCATCCCCTCTCATGGCATACACACCTGTGCGTTGCAGTCGCGGATCTGGATCTGTGTATTTGTGCATGGCTTCCATTCCTGGATGTATTCCAAAGCTTCATAGTAGCGTTTCTTCGGCACGTTGTTGCGGGCGTTGACGTGAAAATAGTGTTTCAGATCACGGTTGCACTCTGCAAACACTTTCTTGCCGATCTCGTTGTAGGCATTGCTGTATTTGCCGCCCAGTGCGTCCAGGACCGCCTTGTTGACCTCATCGCCAAGGACGACCTGCTCCCCGTAGTCGATCGTCATATGGTTCTCCAGATCTGTCACGCGGTTATCAATCTTCACCAGTTTCTTATCATGCATCAGGATTGCTTTCATCTCCGGTGAATACTCGTCCATGTCATAGATTCCGGTTTTGCGGATCGCTGGCAGCACTTCTGATGTCACCCAGCGTTTGAAACGCTTCGCTGACGGAAGCTTGCTAGATAAGATCACGCTGTAGAGTCCTGATTCATTGATAATGTATAATTCGCGTTTCTGACCTGAGTCGGTGAAACACCTTGTCAGCTTATCCTCATCATCAACGTGTCTTCTCATAGCATCTGATGTATCCTTGTATCCAAGAATCTTAGCCACATCCTTTCCGACAAACCATGGCTCTCCATCAATATTGATCGTTCTGACCTGTCCAAACTCTTCATTTTCAAAAATCTTCAACTGTTCCATATCGTCTGCCTCCTTACCCTTACTTGTTCAATGTTCTTTCCAGTGCATCGAAATCATAGTCCCTTT